CAGGCAGATGGCATGGCAAACTGGCAGGACTGGAACGACACGCGCGAATCGGCTATCGCCGCAACGAGGCCATAATGGATATCGCGCTTTTTTTAATCATCGTAATTTTTGTACTCATTCCGCTGGGCGTTTGGGCGGACAACGATTTGCGAGGAGGAAAGAAATGACGGAACAAGCGGTAAAAGAAACTGGACTGGTTGCCATAAAAAATTATGGCCGCAGTCCAGAAATCATGCAGCGTTTCGAGGAAGTGCTCGGCGCGCCTGGAGCCAGCGGATATGTTGCCTCGGTGATCATAGCTGCCAGCGCAAACTCAGCCCTACAAAACTGCGAACCGAAAAGCATTTTTTCTAGCGCATTGCGCGCCGCTACTTTGCGCCTTTCGTGTGATCCATCCACCGGTCAGGCATATCTTGTGCCATTCAAAGGCCGCGCTACGCTGATCGTTGGCTACAAAGGGCTGTATAACCTGGCAGTCCGCACCGGCAAGTACCGCTACATCCAGGTATATGATGTACGGGAAGGCATGGAAATCAGCGAAGACCCCATGACCGGGAGTCTGAAAATTGAAACGAACCGGACGGGCAATGAAATTATCGGATACATTGCTTCGTTTGAATTGCTCACTGGATTTTCAAAAGCGATCTACATGACCGTTCCAGAAATCCACGCGCACGCCAAAGAGTATAGCCAAAGCTACGAAAGAAGCGATTCTGCCTGGAAAACCAATACTCGCGACATGGAACGCAAAACGATCCTGCGGCGCTTGCTGACACACTGGGGCTATCTCAACCCGGCAGACGCGGCACTTGCTATCGACAATCCGAATGCCGACGAAGCGATTGAAGGTGACGCATACGATCTGCCTGACCCAGAAGAAGTCACACCGCCCCAACAATTGCCGCCGATGACCGAGGATGAAGTGATGCGCGACATTTTTGGCATCGACACAGAACCACCCCCCACCAAAATGAGCCTTGAAATGGCGAGCGAGGTTACCAACGATCATGGCGTGCGCTATGACACGCTAGACGACACCACGCTGAACAACATGGCGAACACCATGCAGCAGGTGTTGGACGGAAAGAAGAAGTCCGGGCACTCGCGTGAGGATATCCAATTCAGGCGCGATGCCTGCCTGACAATTTTGGCACACAGAAACGGTTAGCCATCATCCCTCCTCCTTTGAGCCTGCCTTGCATAAGCAGGGCAGGCGAAGGGGAACAAACGAAAGGACATGAGAAATGGATAAGGATGAAAAATTTTTTGAAAAAACAAATAAAAATGGTCCAATGAATGTTGCGATGGGATCGAGATGCTGGATATGGAACGGAAACAAAAATGATTTTGGTTATGGTCGTTATTACTTCAACGGTTGCGTGAAATATGCCCACCGCTTTGCTTATGAAATGACAATTGGGCCAATTCCTGAGAGATTGGTTATTGACCATCTATGCAGGAATAGGTTGTGCGTCAATCCGCATCATCTAGAATTGGTGGACATAGCTACTAATGTGTTGCGCGGAGACACAATTGCAAGCCACAGGAAAGCACAAACGCATTGTGCCCGAGGTCATCCGTTATCTGACAATAACTTGCGTATATATCGTGGCAAGAGATATTGCAAGGAATGTCAAAGAATAAACAAGAACATTAACAAACACAGGGCTATTCCCGACTAGTACTAGTTGGTTTAGCAAGGCCGGTGAATCCGGTAAGTCGCAAGACGGGCGCAACGCCGCTAATGCCGCTGGCTCCATGCCAGCAACGGCGAGCCGGAGGTAGGTGCGGAAACGCACCGAACCGCGAATGCGGAGTGTAACCGGCACACACCACTAGGGGGCTGGTAGCAATATCAGCCCCAGGGGGATGAAATGTGCGACTGTATCGGAACTGTAGATAAATTATTGGCCGATCAAGACAAAAACACCAAACTTGCTATTGGCCTGAGCTTGAAAGGCGGCCCAAGTCTTATCATGCTCACAACGCAGAAAGTTGATCGGAGCAAGCGCAAAGGCCCCGTATCTGTCTATGCCACCTACTGCCCGTTCTGCGGGCGGCGATATGAACCCGAGTACGAGGACACAATTGAAAAGGAAGTCGAAAGGAGACGGTAATGGATACAGGAAAAGGTAAGTTTGAGCCAGTTTTATCAAACAACCCGGAAGAATTTGCCACGGTAATGGATGAATTGGAAAGAAAATATCCGGAGCACGGAGGTTGGTTTCGTGAGGGCGAAATCATTGAGATTCGCGGCAGTATTTTCCGCATTCAGTCTGTAAAGCCAACTGGATTGCGATTGAAACTCGTAAAACGAATGAAAGGCGGTGCGGAATGAGCGAAAAATTTGAACTGTGTCCGTTTTGCGGGAGTAGCAACGCAACTTTAGACTATTACGAAATTTCCGGCCCGCAAGAATTAGGGACAATTGTTGTTTGTAATGATTGTGGGGCATCTGCAAAAAGTATAGTCGACTGGAACACGCGTCCCATCGAGGACGCGCTCACAGCCCGCGCCGAAGCCGCCGAGCAAAAGCTAAGCGAGTTGCAGGCGGAGATCGAGCGGCTGCGGGCGGCGTTGTCAAAGTACGCTAATCCGAAAAGCTGGATCATGGGTATCCAATATGACAACATGGGGCCGGTTTACGTCTATGTGGACGGTTGGTTGGATAGTGAAGGCAATACAGACGGACCGGATATTGCGGTTAATGCCCTGAAAGGCGGTGCAGGATGAGTGACATACCCGAAGAAATCCGAAAAATGTTTCCCAATATGCCGATTCATAAGCTGGACATCGATGATAATGGCGAACTGCATATACTCGCCAGTGCTGAGCCATTATCGAATGAGCCAGATTTTGAAAACATGCCGATTGAGCAAGTAAATCAGTATTTACGAGATCATGGCTACGACCCCGAACACGTAAAAATAAACGGGAAAATCTTGACGGATGCGCTGATTGAGAACATCCATCTTCTTGCCCGCGCCGAAGCCGCCGAGCAAAAGCTAAGCGAGTTGCAGGCGGAGATCGAGCGGCTGCGGGAGGCGTTGAATGATGCTGGAAATGCAATTGCTAAAGTCGTTGCTTGTTGCACTTATGGGTCTGAGGAACAAGCAAAATTTGGCGCGTATGGAATTTCGCACGAAGCTTTTACTTTGATTGATGCTTTCATTCGCAAGCATGGAGATTTGTTGAATACACTGGAAGGAGGCGAATGATGAGCGAGCCTATGCCATTTGCAAAGATAAGGTTGTCGCTGATGTTTGCTGCCGAACACGAGTTGCCCATTGAACTAGGTACAGATGAAGTCTGGAGCGTATTAAATAAACTGGATCAACTCTCGGCAGAAACAGGAAAGGCTATTGCCCGCGCCGAAGCCGCCGAGCGCGAACGAGACGAGCTGCGCGAACGGACGCGCTGGATTCCCGTCAGCGAGAGGTTGCCGGAAGTAATCGAACAGGTATTGTGCTATGCACCGCATTATCACAGCATAGAAATTCGATGGACAGATCAACTTGGCGAGGCAGTCACCCACTGGCAGCCGCTCCCCGTCCCCCCGGAGGCCGACCATGACTAACCGCGTCCCATGTACCCGCGTAGGCTGTCTGATAACGCTGCTCGTTGACGTGCTGTTATGCGGCGGCGTGTGGCTGGTGATACAGGCGGTGAGATGATTGAATTACAACCGATCACTTATGCCGAGGCGTGCGCATTCATCACAGAACATCACAGTCACCACTTGCCACCGCAAGGCTGGAAGTTTGGCGTAGCCGTGAACAATGGTGAAAAGGTTGTCGGTGTGATAACGATAGGGCGACCCGTTGCGCGCAATCTTGACAACGGTTGGACGTTGGAAGTGACGCGCTGTTGCACAGATGGCACAAAACACGCGGCGTCAATGCTTTACGGCGCAGCATGGAGAGCGGTTAAAGCAATGGGATACAAGCGACTGATAACCTACACGCTGGCAGAGGAACCAGGCACAAGCCTTACAGCTGCTGGGTGGAAATCGCTGTATGAAACAGGCGGCGGTTCATGGAGTTGCGAGAGCCGACCGCGCATTGACAAACATCCATTAGGACAAAAGACTCTTTGGGAGGCAAAATGAAAAACGAAGAAATCCGAATCAAGATCGCGCAGCAGAAGGGGTGTCTACCGTTTGATCCAGATAGATGCCCAGTATGTGGTTTTCCATATTCCGATGAGCATTGCCGCCCCGGCGACTGTAGTATGCGCCCACCCCCACGCCTGCGGGCCGATGAAAGCTATCCCAACTGGCCGGAGAATATCACCGATGCCTGGGAACTGTTTGAAGAAATGCGCCGCCTTATTGGACATGTTTCGTTGAACTCATCCGTCAACAACGACACCGATAAATGGTATTTGCTTTCCAATCCAAAAATACCGTGTTTTGGATATGATCATGTCGTGGAAGACACCGCTCCACGCGTAATCTCTCTCGCCTGGCTTGCCTGGGACGCGGCGAGGAAGGAGGATAAATGATTGAGCTGCACTTGGGCGATTGTCTTGAAGTCATGCGCGGTATGCCGGATAAAAGCGTGGATGCGGTATTCACTTCTCCGCCATTCAAGGACGAGGACGTGCCTGGCGATTACTGGAAATTCTACGCCGAGTTTATGGCAGAGGCGTTGCGATTGGCCAGTAAGTTTGTCCTTGTATTTCACACGGCCACAAAAATAAACCGCCTGATTTTTGAGTATCCACCCAAGCGCCTGATGATATGGGGTAAGGGGCACTCACAAATGAGCTGGCGATATAACCCGATATTGGTTTATCAAATCTCAGATGATTATAAGGTTAATAAATATATTTGGTCAGACATATTTGGTGCACAGTCATTGTTCGGTGACAACAAAGTACACAAATATCAGGACCCGGACATTCTTTACACGGCAATTTTGTCAATGTTTAAGGGGTGCAAAACCGTACTTGACCCCTTCATGGGCAGCGGCACGACCGGCGTTGCCTGCGTACAAACCGGGCGTAACTTCATCGGCATCGAAATTGACCCGACCCACTACGCGATGGCCGAGCGGCGCATCCACGACGCACAGCAGCAGCCGAGTTTGCTGAAATAGGATAATAGACGCCAAACGTCTATAATCCTTCACAAAAACAGTATGCTTTCGATAATTACTCTTATCATAACCATCAATCCATTGGCGTTTAATGGCATTTAATTATCATAATTGATAATTTATTGCATCTTATTATCATAACCGCCCAAAAGTGTAAATAAGGAAATCCATAATTACGCCAGTGCTGATCTCACGGGTCAAATAAGCATGGTTGTTTTAATAATCATTAAAACATGTTACTCCGCTATCGCCATTTCGATGATTTCCGACAATGCAAGACTCGCCGTTGCTGGCGAGTCAGGATCACGTCCTACAATGGTAGGGGTGGCAATGACCTCCCTACCTAGATAGTTCGGCTTTCGCCGGGGCCTTATTTTTATGCCCCTAACTATCAGAGACAGGTGGGTCTCTTTCGGTAGGGAGGAACCTTTTCCACGCCTCTAGGCTTTGATAGTCTGAGACCATCCAGGCTTCGCGGCGGGTACTTCTAATCATATCACATTCGTAGAGGATATGCAAGCATGATTATAATAATCCCGATTTTGTAATCACCACATCTTCCAATTACACTCCCTATTCCACCGCTCCAAGCCGCGCCACTCGCCGTACTTCCACGCTCTGCGCCGTGCCTTAGAAAGCTGGCGTTTGCAGAACCGGCCAATCTTTTCGCTGTGCCAGATGCGGGTAAACGGCAACCATTCCGGCGTATAGTGGTGATTTTTGAAGTAGTGAACTGTGCGGCTCATTTTTCCTCCGCAATATTCCCTTTGCAAATCTCGTCTCTGTTTGCATTCCAGTATGCCGCCGCTTCTTCTGGCGTATCGAAAAAGTCTGTGCCAGGGGCGTCGTATTTGCATGGTAGGCATTCTCCCAATACCGCATAGATAGGGCTATAAACGCAGTCAACTGTCCAGCCGCCAACGCGGTCAACGAGTATGGCAGGATTACCACATTTACATGGTTGTAACTTTATTTCTGTCATTCCTGCGGGAACACCAATCCTTCATACACATCCTCAACTGGACTTATGGGTAGCGGGTCGTGAATGTGCGGGGTCGCAGTAACCATAGGCATATCGCTTTTGCCACACCATAAATTCAGCCAACAACCTCCAATAGGTTTCGGAACCATCCCTTTCGTAACTGCATAACCGGCTGATCCATCGGCATAATCCTGTTTATATCCTGGCGTTCTGACGTGTAACTGTGTATCAAAGTATAACTCGCCCTTACCGGACAATCTCTCGCGAGTTACGGGTATCCAATAGGCGTGGTGACTGTGACCATTCACAATCACGTTTGGGTCTGGCAGATATACACTCTGACGATTAGTCTGGATTGCGCCTCGTGTAACAGGCGCTTCTCCGCCGGAACCATGGAAGTATTTCAGTTTTGTGCTGCCTTTTGGTACGCCATTGCGTTCCCACATGAAGCGCACCCAACCGCCGTAGCCGCCGTGCCTGATATTTCCGCCGTGATTGTTGTTTAGACGCTCAACCAACCTTTCAGCCAGGTTGGTATTCGAGTTCTTCAGCACACTTAACTCATGGTTGCCGTCTGATATAACCGCGATATTCTTTGCAAATGGAGCCAGTAATTCGCCCACGTCTTTGGTTACAAAGTCGTAGTAATCATCACGGCGGTATTCCGGGCGCAACTCTGCCATAGATCGGCGCGGGTCGAAGCGCCCTTGCATGGCATCGAACACGTCTCCAATTAACAAGATTAACGCCTTGCGTTTTACTGCCTCTTTCAAGTCATCAAGCAGGTAATCCCTATTGCAATATACACTGTCGATATGCAGGTCTGATGTTACGAAAATTTGTTGTTCTGGCGTCTTTGCCAGGTCTAACGTGATGGTCGTAATCGCCCCATGCTGTGCGCTGTGTATTAGCAATGTATTACCTGTTTACTGCCCGCCGCCCATTTTTGCGCCAGCGTCCTCGACCGCGATAGATGCGATTAGCACCATGACAAGTCCGGCGATAGATTGCCAGATTTCTTCCGGTACGGCGAAATAGTGCAGCACAACTGCTTGCACAATGCCGAACACGGCCAACCAGAACTTGCGTGATTGCAAAAGTCCGTTCATATTACTCCTTATTATTGTTACATAGTTTGAGCTAAGTAAACGAATATCCCGATAACCGATGTCACTCCAGCCCCAATGATAATCCAGGTTAGCTTGTTGTAGCCAGCAACATCTTTTTCCAGGTCATGTACCTGGGCTTTTATACCAGGTTTGCCATTACCGTTAATCGCCAAGTCCAGCTTAATAACGGTAGTGTTGATGCGTTCCATCTTGTCTGATACCTGCGTTAATACAGTAGCCATTTCGTGCCAGTCATCGACAGACGGCTGGGCTGATAGCTTGCGTAAAATCTCGTCCAATTTCTGTGTCTGTACCCCGCGCGATGCCGGTGTCTGTGCCATGTGTGTTGCCCCTCGTATATCAGTGTAATTCAGGATGCGCGTTCCAAAGCAACGCCAATTTTTCGGCGTCCGTCTTTTCTACCTTGCGCAGTCGCAAAGGAACTTGCAAATCCGGGAACTTGTAACGGGCGATCATGTCCTGCGCGCTGCCGTTGAATACGTTGATATCCAGTGTCCGCGTAGTTCCTGGCAGAATATAGCGGTCAGCCGAACATTGCCATAACGCGCACGGCCCCGGAACTACGCCGGTTGCAGCCGGATACCAGGCTATGCTTGCAAGTTTGGTTTTTAGCGCATCCCACGTCAAAGTAGTTGTGGCGGTCGGATAAAGCGCAGTTGGATACCGCGCCCACCAATACTCAATGTAGTTCAGCCAGTAAGCCAGGTATGGCAGGAACCATTGCGCGGTATAGATGATCGGGAAGATACCGGCGGAACGCATGTAATGGATGCACTTTTCGACTTCCTGCGCGTATGTCGTCGCGCTGTAGCCGACATATTTGACTTCAACATCCAGCGCAACGGTGGTCACGCCGGCGGGCAGGATAGAGCGCAAATAACTGTAGTTAGCGCTGCCAGATACCCAAGGATTGTAAACAAAATAAGGCGCGCGGATAAAGTCGGTTGCCTCTGCCCATTGCTTATCGAAGCCAGTATCTTTGTGGTGGCCGCCGTTCATGTCATTTAGCCGAATGAAAATAAATTCAACGCCGCCCTTGCGAAATTCGGCTTCGTTGATTTCCAGCGATCCTTCCCAGACGTCAACCCCTAATGTATAATATTGCATAGCGCCTCCTAAATCCTGTAAATAGAAACATGGTTATTAAGTCCATCTGTATGTAATGCCACTGCGCCACCCGTGTTTTGAGATGTGCGGATGTCGATATAATCGCCAGCCGCCAAGCTAATCGTATCTGACCCATGTATATTGTTATAAAGCGTTACCGCGCTTTCCATTGTTTTGCGCCGCAGTACCGAATAAAGTGCGCCGTTTTTATAGAGGAATAATTGTGCTACATTGCTAGCCGCCCATGCTGTAGATGCATAAGTTACATCGGCTTCGACATGATATATTCCACCCTTACCGGTCGGGCAGGTGAACTTCCATGCAGCGCCAACCGTTACAGCCGAATCGGTATCAATGCTCAAATCTTCGAAGTCGATAATGGCAGACGATCCACCAGTCCCTATGCTCTGCCCGGCGTTGGTGGTGTATCTGGCGACACATATCCGAGTTGGTATCTCAATCGCTTTCAGCCGATCGATCTCGCCCTGCATCCGGCTGATAATTTTTGCGGTTTGCTCGTCCACTAGATAACCTCCTCCCCACGCAGGCGCATATCCAACTTGACTTCGATGCCACCTACAACCTGTCCGGATACCGTGTCCAAGTGGCAGTCGAACGTCTTGCCCGCGTATTCGGCTACAACCAGATCGCCAAAGCCGACATGTACCGCATAGCGCATCTGTTCCGTTTCTGCCAGACGCCCGCTAAATACCCGCTTCGCCCTGAATTCTTGCAGTCTGGCATTGGCCTCCGCATTTAGCGTTGTCGCGTCATCTGTATTATATCCGCTGGCAAAATATTCTTTGCGGGAAAATGGCGATGCAGTTATGCGGTCGCTGTTGGTTGCCGATCCAATAATCCGGTTGCTACCCGTACCGGAACCGCCAACCTTCGCCAGCGTCACCTCCTCAGAGTAGTCCTCTGTGATACTCGGCTCAAGCAGGTTGCCTCTGTCCCGGCTGATAATCAATTTGTTGCCGGACGTGCTACCCCGGTTTGCGCCCCAGGCTATTGTCCTGGTATCAAACGTGTATAGGTTGCCGTCAAAAACCCAACCAAAAGTCAAATATGTTCCCTGCTGCCGCGCGTCCATGGCAACGTCTTGCAGCGTTGCCAGTAAGTTTTTTCGGCTGGCCTGTTTTTTTACTGTTGGCGCGAGCCCAACGTCTGCCGTGACCGTCAGCCCAGTTATTGCCCGCGCCGTGTCTGTGGCTGTAGCACCGATGTTCTCGCGGACAAACGCCTTAATGACATCATCCGCCGCGCCTGATTTTTCGGAGTATGCGTTGGTGACCGTCTCCGTGCTGGCATCGTAGTCGATGATCCGGTCTTTGAGGATAGAGTTATATGTTTGCGCTTCGATGATGATATTCTCTGCGTTGCCGAAGATTGTCCGGCCTTTGATAAGCCATTGCCCGCCAACCAGCATAGGCCAGCCGCCGTCAACCTTGCGCCAAAGTTCTATCCTTCCCTCGGGCTGTACCCAGTCAGAGTCGATCATCCCGCCCGGGATTAGCAACATCATCCCGCCCACCGCCATTTCCGCCACAGTCCACGCGATAGACGCATTCGGAATGAGCGGAGACAGGCTCAACCCGGCGGGCGATAGCAGTTTGACGTCGTAGGTTACGCTCACCGCAAAGCCTCGTCAATGGTGGAAAGCGTAGGCTTCCAGCTCATGT